TATAAAGTTTTGTAATGCGTAGCTTTGTAACTGTTGCCCGTAATTAAACGTTTCATTTACTTTGCGTACAAAATACTTTTTATAAAAATCGGTTATATTAAAATTATAATTACCTACTAGATTAGTTGCTGAAAGATAACCGTACTGTTGAGCATATGCAAATCTACCTTGTTCAATATAGTAGCCACTCAATGGTGGTGGCTCAATTATTGTGAATACATTAGCTGCACTTAAGAGTAGATTTGTAACTACGGTACCACTTGAAAGTAAAGCTGATGATACCGGTAATGTACTAAGAATATTTTTATAATAACCGCCGGTGTCTCTGCTTAAGTTATCTCTTCTGCTAAAGTAGAATGTAGAAGAATAGAGAGAAGCTGCTGATTGAGGTGTAACGGTTGAAAATACTTGACGGTTTGGGGTACCATCTAGAGGGTAGTTTAGTAGTACTTTATTACTAAAATCTGAAGACGTTGTATATGGACCGTTAATTGTAGCAAATATATTACTATCAGTATCTGGCCATACTACACTAGGTGGTGCAATCATTCCACCGTTTACAGTTATACCGAAATGATCAGCTGATAAATTCTTTACATAGAAGCCTGCTGATAAGAATACCTGACTATTTGAATAAGAAGGCACATTTACATCATTAGTATCTTGTAAATTAAAATTATTCTTTGTATTATACACTACCCATATTTTAGGTATATTAACTGTATAGTAATTTAAAGAAGGTATATCGTCTATATAATAGAAGTCTACACTACCGGTGTACCCGACTAAGGTGCCACTAGCTGCAACAGTTAACCGTCCTAAAGAATTGACATAAACTGGGTTTACATTATTTGCAGTTAATGTGGTAAACTGGTTACCATCTAGATCAGTGAATCTCCATCTTGGTCTTAATTGTGCAAACTTGTTGCCTTCTGTCACTACTTCCCACGGTTGAGATAAAGAATTCTGTGCGTAAAAATCAAATATAATGTTCGGGGTATAGACGTTTGAAATGTTGTATTTAAACGTTAATGCTGTAGCATTGTTTAACGGGCCTGGGGGGCAAGATTGATAACCATGAAATAAGGCACTTAAAGGGTTTCCAGAAAGCGCTAAAGAGGATAGGTCTGGCCAATTTGTATAATCCCACTTAATAGAGTCCGTAAAATAGTTTACAACTTTAAATGTATTAGAGAACGTTTGTACAGGATCTCCATTTTTAGGTATTACAGCTAGTTTTATTTCGTAACTGCCAGGCCAATTATAAACATGTGCAGGACTTACTAATGCACTATTTGTAACTTGTGTAACTTCTACTTCAGTACCGTCTCCGAATTGAAAGAATAATGAGAACTGATTTAATATGCTTGCTGGTTGTATGTTGGGTACCGTAGTAACTGTACATATAATAGGTGTAGCATGAGTAAGGCCGCTAATTGCAGCTGTTAAAGTATCAGCTACTTTTATTGTAAAACCTGGTGATGCTATGTAATTAGAAACACTCATATCAATCGCTTATTAAATCGTTATCACCGATGTATCTTGCGTGACATCTGCTGATACTATGATGCGATTTGAAAAGTCGTTTATGTTACTAAAATATAAAGCCTGGAAGTCTTGCAACTGATAATTTTTAGATGTTATAGTTATATCATTCGCAGGGTAAGAAGGATTCCAGATTATCATTGAAATACCCTGTACAGTTTCACCAGTGTCTAATCTTTGAGTGTAAATATTTTCTACATCGGGTATACTTTCAATTTGAGCAGCTAAAGCTACAAGATCAATATTAAAACCTAGTGTAAGCTGAGAAGGATCAAAGTAAGATTGAACTATACCTGTTATTTTGTTTTGTAGTAATTGAGTAGATGTTTTTGCAGTACGAGATAACTTTACAACAAATCTAGTCTGAGATATAATGTAGTTTACATCTGTTTCAGTGCCATCTCCTAAACCTACGGTAATTGCTTTATAAACAGGGTCTGTAACTATAATATCTGAAGTTAAAGTCTTTTTATCATTTGCAGTATTAATTATAAGAGACTTTTGAGCTGGTGTTAAATAGTTTACGTAATTGTTCGTATTTTGTTGTGTAGCTTTTGGTAAGGCGTATATATAAATGTTATTAAAGTTACAAGCGGTAGAGAATGCAAGTTGATTGTAAAGTACTCTGCTATCTTGATTTGGGTTTGTTAACCCGATATTGTATAGGTAGCGTAAATGTTTGTTAACATAGTCATTGTTACTATATACTGTAACGTCTTGCACAATATTGTTAAATGTAGACTTTACAAAGTTTTGATAATCTTGAGAAGTTACTAATCTGTACTGAGATTTAAATGCAGCTGGGGCATTAGTACGAATACTATTAGCATCTTCTGCATTCGTGTAAACAGTAGACGGGTTAGAATTACTAAATTGTAAAGCGTTTATGTTTGTATCGTTAAGGTATTGTAAGTCAGAGCTGAATACATCTGCTTGTATAATATTAAACTGAGTAGTGTTGTATATTACAGCATTTAACCCGTTCAGATCTCCCGCCCCTATTTGACCATCAGTACCTAGAGACTGTAGATAATAAATAGCTACTGCATCTCCAGCATTAAGTTGCTTACCGTTTATACCATCTCCAAACTTAAGCTCATAGTTTTTACTTTCGTTTAATCGAGCTTCAAAACTTTGAGATGTAGCGTTTTCCAGATATAAAGACTCGGTACGCTTCCATTGAGACCATTTACCTGTTTGAGCGCTATTTACATACACATCAATATTGAAATGATCCACGTTAACAGCGCTGCCAGGTGCAACAAATACTACTTCATTAGTTACACCAAGTGCATTGTAAATAGGATACTCTGTCCATTTGCCTTGATATAACAGAGATTGATTACCGACATTTTCAAGATATTGAGTAGTAGATAAAGTTTTTGTAAAGGTAATATCGGTATTAAAAGAATACGGCGCGTTATTTACTCTTATAAAAGTATAACGAGGTATAGTATAAGAACCTATATTTAAATTATTTGTAGCAGAGCAAGTAAATGTTGCGGTTGCAGTTTGATTACCGATAGGGGAATAATTTATAATCTTTACAACACGGTTTATGTTTTCGTATATTTGAGCATCACTAAACATGGACTCAGAAGAAGTCTTGTTTAGATAAAACATAAACGTATGAAATGAGTACGCAATGATATTCTGTATAGCAGTTAAATTAGAACCCTCTAAATATTGATCTGTAAACAATCCGCTTTGCGTTAAGCGGTTTCTCATGAAGTCTCTAAGATTCGTAGCATCAAACGCAATATACTCGTTTGGTTGGATGTTTAGAGCTGATGCATCTGTATATGTTGTTGACATTTTATGAAAGAGTATAACCAGTTTGACTTAATACACCAGGCACTCTAAGAGTTGTATTATTCAAGTACGGCATCTGTATATTTAATTCAATGTAGTAAGTTTGCTCGTCTGGGTTAAGTTGAATGTTTATATTTTGCACTGTTACTCGTGGCTCGTATATAGACAATCCATTCAAGATAGCTTTACCTATTTGATTACCGATTGTTTGAGACACAGGCTGAAATAAATACTGTGCTAGATTTAAACCATATGTTGGATTTAATAAATTCTGTCCTGGTAAGGTGTTAAACAAAGAGTTAATTGAATTTTTAATAGCTGCCTCGTCGTAATCAGAAGTTAAATCCTTGTTAATAGGGTTAGAAAAATCTAAATGTATATCCGAATAGGTGTAACTGTTAGTTGTTACAGCAACTCTTTGTAAACCTGTAAAACTTAGGGATGGCATTGTAAAATACTTAGGGAAGGAGTAAGTATAATCATCATATGAAAAACAGTAAGTTTAACTCTTTATTTCAAGAAGCCTACACACGTTACACAAAAGGTAACGGCTTTTTAGTAGGTGATGTCGTTAAATTAAAATCCGGCTACGAAAATCTAGAGAGTTATAAAAAATTAGGTGAAAACGTTAAACAGCGTCTTAAAGATATTATTAAAACTGGTAACAATATCCGTGTAGGTAAATTACACAATACTGATATTGCTGCTAGATATAGTGCTGACGCTACAGAAGGTGCACCTGCTAGTCTTGCTGATTGTTATGAAGAAGCATCTCCTGGTTTTTGGCGTAATTTAGTTACAATTCCAGTTGAGTGCTTAGAAGAAATTAACACTGGTGCTGATTTAGCTCCTGTACCAGCTGGTCAACGCGATACTAAAGACCGTGTTACAGACCCAGAAGAAGTCGGTAAACATAAATGGCATAAAGACGAAGAAGTTGAAGATCAAAACAAACTCGGTAAAAAACAAAACTGGGTTAAAGATGGTAACTATAAACTAGCTACTGACAATACAGAGTTACCTCATTCAAACAAATATAACGACGAACTCCCCCCTAAGGTAAAAGATTTAAAGAAAGTTAAAGAACTAAAAGAATCAGCAACAAGATTGTCTGAAAATGCTTTAGATAGTCTTTACATTAAAATTCTCAATGAAGATGTAGGTGCAGATGGTCAAGTCAATCCATCAGCTTCAGATAGTGGAAACCAGTTAGCTGGTAACCCTCAAATGCCATCTGAAGAACGAAGAGGTGTAATGATTAATGGTAAAGAAGTTGATATGAATACTATAGAAATAGATGATGTCGACATGCACGATTACCCTGACTTTTCAGATGCTTTTGTTTCCAGAGCACAATTTGTTGATGGTACACCGCTAACTGATGATGAATTAGAGGAACTTCAAAATAATGTCGATGTTAACGGTTTAGCACATGATTCATTACATGAAACGAAACCGTCTTCTGTTGAAGAGAAGGTTTGCCCTATTTGTGGTAGAGATGTATGTATGTGCAAAAAAGAAGAATCAATATCGCAAGATATTAATCTCAAAGGACCAAAAACATTTCTACCAGGTGGTAATGTAAAAGATCCTGCTTCAGCAATTAAAGCTTCAAAATACTCACACCACGGAAGCTAAAGCAATAAGACAAGAGAAGAAATTAATTTCTTGATCCATTACTAAAGCACTTCGATACAAATATTCAGAGACTTGCAGCAATGCAAGTCTTTTTTTATCTTCTGAGATAGAGCACTTATACACTGCATTAAACAGATCTTTCATTAACTTAGGATAGTCGTTTCCAAAGGTTTGCTCCGACTCTATAACGAATTTACGTATAGACGTAAGATCTTCTTTGTTCACGGTTTTATCCAGGATCTCTTGTGCGAATCCCTCGTTATTAATCGTGCTACTAATAGTTAATACACCCTCAACAACACTACGCTGTATATAGTTAATTATTCTTCGTAAATCCGGGTAATAATAACGAATAACCTCTTTAATCTTCTCTATTTGTTCTTTCTCTACTTGTATCTTTTCCTGACGAAGAATAAAACCTATTCGTTTAGCATATTCTCCAATAGGAGGAGTAAAATCAGTGAAAACTTGGCATCGAGACTGAATCGGTTGGATAATACGATGTAGATAGTTGCCAGTGAGGATAAAACGGGTATTACCAGCGTACTCTTCCATAACATTACGCAGAGCTCTTTGACCTGCATCAGTAAAGTTATCGAACTCGTCCAGAAAGATAACCTTAATTTTGCCGTCCAGGCTCTTAGTTTGAGCAAATGAAAGAATAGAGGTACGG